TATTGATACTTTGCAGAATAACAATCCCAATGCGACATAGGCTCATCGCTCATCTCTAAATCTGGTATGTGATTTTTTTGGAGATAATCAAACAACTCCTGCTCGCTCATTAGTAAGCGTTGTATAATGTCTCAAGCTCCTGCAACCTACCACGAAGGCAAGAGCCGCAGTTAGTTGGCTTTACCGAATCCTTAAAGACTCGGTTGTAGATTCTATTGACTTCCGTCTGCTCAATGGCGGTCACGGTGTTCCTGCCTCGCATCTTGCCAACAAACTCGTATTCTTCTTTGGTCAAGCACTCTGGCTTCCTGTAACGGAATAGCTTGTTAAGTTTCTCCTTGCGTGCATCGCAACCGCAGTCAACGCCAGTTGCTTCGCTAAACCAATCTACCGCAGCCTTGATGCCTGTGGCAGTTGTGATTTGCTCAATGGTATCACCCAAGCCGCTTGGCTTCTTTGTACGCTTCGTAGGTGTCTTGGCAGTCTTCTTGGATTCGCTCTCTTGCATTTTTTAGTGTGTTGAAAATTGATCTTGCTGAAATCTTGGTCTCATCCGCTAACGTGCGAATAGACATATCGGTGTTGTGGTATAGTGCAAATATCTTTTTGTCGTACCAATGCCAGTCAGTTTGGGTTGACCACACCCTGTCGTAAAGTTGGATGAGTTGCACCTCTGCATCTTCATTGGTGTCCTCGTAGATAAACTCCTCAAGGATGTCCACATCTACAAACTCAAACCTTGCCCTCTGGCGCATCAGGGTGGCGTACATATTGCGGAGCGTAACGTAGACAAAGAAGGTGTTGACCTCCGTCTCGTTGTACATTATCTTCTCTGCGTCATCAACGTATTTGTACAATCTGACGTACATCTCCTGCACAAGCTCTTGAGCAAGGTCATCACTCGCTCCAAAGCTCTTGCACATACGAATCCAATCCGTCTGCCGCTTTGCTAATACTGCGAGGAGTCCCAAGTGATTTCTACAATTACAACAAACAGAGCAAATTGCACCGTGTGCATCACAATATCTTCTTCAAGGTAGTCGGTCTTTGACCAGTTAGCCCCTACGATAAGCCCATAGATTGGGTAAAGTCCTACGTTAAAATTCATCAAATGTGCGTTTAAGAGTTAGATACAATTCCTTGTATTTAGATAACTCCGCAACGACTTCATTGAGTTTATTTAGTTCCTGCTCCATCGCTTCAAAGTCGGGCTTGTCAATCGTTGCCATAGGGTTTTCTTCAAGAACGCAGCAGGCTACCTTGTAGTAGTGCTGATAGTCCCCGTAGATTAGTCGGTCTTTGTGCATCCTTACGGCATAGGCTACCGAGCTATGGTCTTTGTCTATGGCCTCACCCAGTTCGTGGAGCGTGGCGTGGTTGCGGAATGCTGATACGAATGCTGCTCTTGCAGTAGATTCTTTATGTGCGCGGCTGCCGTTATCAGAAAAGCCCAAGCGGGCGAAGTATTGTTCTTTAGATACTTTTAATTGGCGTATTTCAAATGGTCTCATTAGCATTTGCAGCGTTTCGCTCTGCCCTCGTTGTAATTGGTTATTATTTTAGTTATCGGCATAGTGAAGTGCTTGTGATCTTTTAGTCTTTTGAACTTCATCTCACTCGCCCATTCCACTAAATTGTCATCTTTGTCTTGTACTATGGTGTAGTCCACCACAAGGTAGTCCACTCCATCTACTGCAAAGCATTCGTACTTTTGAAAGGGGGAGAATATCTGCCTCATAGATTGTCCTCTATTATCCCTTGCAGTCTTTGTATCTCGTAGTGCATCTGCTCGCTATCAACTCGCAGCTTGGCGTTGGCAAGGTACATCTCGTTCATCTTACCTTCGGTGAACTGTCGGTAGTCAATGAACTGCTGCAAGAGTAGGTCTGCGTAATGGCAACTCATAACGTGGTGCAGGATGTCATCTTGTACCTCTCTGCCTTTTGCTTTGTCTGCTGCTTGCTGCGCCAACCACATCGCAGTACCTGCAAGCATCAACTGCTTCTCCCTTATGTAAAGGTCGTGGGAGTCATCAGAAGGGTACATCGCTCGCAGGTGTTTCATCCGTTTTAATTGGCAGCAAGTTACGCCCGTTTATTACAAAGCCAACATTACCTAACACGCTCTGAAGTATTAAGGGAGTTTCAAGGGGCGTGATGCGCCCTCCCGACTCCATCTCCTTGACTTTGCGAACGTGGATGTGGGTGTATATCCAATCGGTTTCGTGGGCTGCAAAGCGGTGAATTACGATTACGCAGTCCGACCGATTGCCCCACTTGCCCCCTCCTTCAATGTCTGATGTGTTGGGCGGCATCGCCATACCCTCGTACTTGTGGCCTTTGTAGAATGTCTTGCGCATCGCTTCGGTTACTGGGTGCGCATTGACTATTGTGGTGACGTTATTCTGATGTGCAAATACCCGAAGGGCAGATGCTACCTCGTAGTGGTATTCGTGCATCCCTGTCTTGCCTAATTTCTTTTGGTCTGTTGATAGGGAGTTGTAGGGGTCTATCAAAGCACCTGTGTAGTTCCATTCATTCTTGACGGAGTTCATAATCTCAAGAAGTTCAAAGGCGGTAAATAGCCTGTTGCCGTCTATGAATTGGAAGTACTCGTTGATGAAGTCCAACTTGCGGTACATCATCCCCTCATCAATCCCTTGAATCGGTTTGCATACCAAGAACTCTATCAGCTTGCGCTTGAGGCTTGGCACTTCGTTCTCGGCCGAATAGATTAACCACTTCTTGCCAAAGTTGTACGACTGCAAAAGCATCAGATAAAGCAGCGTGTGGGTCTTGCCTACGTTAGCGTGACCGACCACTACGACAAACTCCCCATCTTTGAGTCGCAGGTACTGATCTACTTCATAAACACCGAGCTTGCCAGTATCGTAGTACTTGCCCTTTAAGGCTCTCTGGAGGTATGGTAACGAAGATTCGTTAGAAAGTAGGTCGGGATGTATCATTGATTCTGATTGGTGAGCAAATATAACAAAATAATTGACATAAAAAAACCCCTCCGTAGAGGGGCTTCACACAACGACCTAATATAAAACCAATCAGAAAGGGTCGTTGCGATTTGCGAAATGCTCGGTGTGTGATGCAGGAGCAGCACTCTGACCAGTCATCCAAGCGTTAAAGGTCTCTGCGTTGGCAAGGATGGTGTTCACATCGTGTTGCGCAGCACAAGCGTACTCAACCGCAGCCTTTAGAGCAACCTGTCGGATGATTGAAAGTGAGCGTTCATCGTTATTTTTAGGCGCAGATGGTGCAGACTGGGTGTAACCTCCACCACCAAAAGCATTGGCTCGTTGGATTTTAACAGTACCCTTTTCGTTCTTGGTGTACTCCACGTCTTCGCCTACGGCATAGGGTGGGGTCTGTGATTTGGCAAAGGCAGTACCGAAGTCTCCATTGTCAAAGCGAACCTCAAGCTTGAATAAATCTTGCCATTGGCCTGTTGGGGTGATTGAAATAATTTTTGACATAATAGATTGGTTTTAGATAAATAGAATTGATTGCTGCTCCAAAACCTCAATACGAGCTTGAAGCTCTTGTATCTTGTTTTGAAGTGCTTGGATTTGTGCTTGTTGCACTTGCACCATCTCGGTGTAAACGTCTGAACTGAAAGATAAAGTCATAACTAATTGGTTTTAAGTTATGCAAATATACAACTTATTCTGTTACCAACAAACCCGTGAAGGTTATTTCTGCCGTGTCTTTTGGAATTGTTGTATCGTGTACCAACTTTAGCGACTGGACATAGGTGCGTGAGTCATCCTTTACGCCACCCCAAGTCTTGAATGCATCCAGAGCAAACTTCACCGCCATTATTGCATTGTCAATATCGTATCGGTAGTTCACCTTGCAATGGATGTGGACATCCTTTATCTCTTGCAGGTCGTACTGCTCAAGTTGCAGCGTTACCTCTTGGCAATGCTTAGTCTTTGCCTTTGCTCGGACTGTCCAATGCTTGGATGCGTAGAAGGCGTTTAGGCTTGGAACCTTGCCGACTACGACCTTGTAGCTTTTCAATTATCGGGGATAAGGTAGCCGCATTGGATGGCGAAGTGCAGGTCTATCTTGGCAATCTCACCCAGTAGCTCTTGTTCTTTGTATTTCGCCTGTTGGCGAGCGTTGTATGAGTCTTCGCAGTTAGCCATCAGCGTAGCGCACTCCTCAAGGATAAAGTCTATCTTCCTGCGTTTGGCAGGGTTAGTATAGTACTGCATACTTTCCTGTTGTTGTTTGGCTTCCTTCGCTTGTTGCGCTAATGGTTTGCTGCTCATCTTGGCGTTCAAGTTCAAAATTTAGGTGAGCGATGGCTTTTCTGATGTCATCGCAGATAGGGTTGTGAGGTTTCTTGCCTGCGCGCATTATGTAAGTGAGGGCAGTTCCAAGATTGTAATTATCAGGTTGGAAGTCCATCACCACATCCTTCGCCTCTATCTTCAACGTCTTGCCGATGTAGTACTTTGGTGTCATTAGCCAAAGGTACATCATCCCAATAAATGTAGATGTGGTCATTCATTATTTAGAATCATTACAAATTAGCATAAGGACTTGCGTATGTCAATTTTATTTTGTTTTTTTTACAAGTTAACTTGATTAGTTACTTAACTTAATCAACTTTCAAGTTGATATTAGTTAGTAGTTAGTCAACTCTTAACTTTACCAAACAACTTAAAGAAAAAGAAACTTAACAAAGAAAAAGAAAGAAGTTGCGTTCTAACGCATCCAAATACCTCAAGGCATAGAACTATACCCTTTAGCGTACAAAGTCTCTTAAAACGCCTCTAATGTATCTTAAAGCGTATAATTACTCGGTGAGTTTATCCACCCAACGCTTCACGATGTAGCCACCCACCAAAATAAGCATAAGCAAAACTGCTCCTCCCTCAAGAGTCCATCCCCTCTGCTTTCGCTCCTTCGTTAGAATCTTGGTTTGTGTAACTCTGATCGTGTCTGGCAAGCACGTTGCCTCAACGTACACCTTTCGGTCTATGTACTGGAGCTGCAACCTTACCTTGTCTTGGTAGATTGTCGTGTCCTTGTAGAGTTCCAACGTGTCGGTTAGGTACTTTGTCTTGGTGACAATTACCGTGTCCCGAACAACTACACTCTGCAGGACGGGTTTCACAGTAGCGCAACTGCTAAGAGCCGCAAGAGTCGCAGTCAGCAGGATTGTCCACATTGCAAGTCGGTTGGGGTTTGGTTTCAAGGGAGTCAAGCCATTCATCAAAAGAGGAGGTATTTAGTTTTGCCATTGTGCTTTACTGCTTTTAGGATTTGTTTTCGGTTCTTGCTACTTGAGTAACTAACGTGAACCCACGATGGCGCAGTATCAGAGCCAAATTCCCAAATGAGTTGGTCAAAGTCTAAATTGTCTTTAATCCAATGAAATAAAACATCGTTGCCTGCTTCGCACTTGAGGTCGGCAGCCTGCGCTTGAACGTGCTGCGAGGTCTTTGCTCCCCCTACTTTGCTATTCACCGCAGGGCTGCGGTATGCACTCGTTACTTTCACCGCACCCAATGCGTCTCTTGTGGGTTGTAAGACGTTTTCTGCAAGCGCACGGAGGTTGGGTTCCAAGTGCTTGGGTAAAGCGTTAGGAAGTCCTGTTTTTGTAGCAGTCAGTTCTTGAAGGGTAAAGTTCTTGGTCACGTTTTTAATATCAAAAGTTGGACATTTTACACATTATGCTCATTTGAGTTTACACTTTGCACTTTTTGCATAGTGCTTAATGTGCCTTTAATTGCACAATTTGTAGTCATAATGTACAATAAAACGTACATTAACAGGTAAAGTGCGTCTTAATGCACATTAAAGGGTTCACTATTCGTAACAAAAAACATAGCAGATTTGTCACGAGCGACCCTGTGACTTGTAGGGCTTGGAGTAGTTCTTACTCGCTTTGTTGGCAGATGCACTCTTGGAATGCTTACCTCGCTTCTTGCTCTTACTTATTCGTTGGCTTACCGCCTGTTGCTTCGCCATCTTTAGGGTCTTTCAAAAACATAAGTGCAAACGCACCCATCATAAACGCACTCACCTCCGTGAGCGTGGCCTTCTCGTAAAACACAAGCACAAAACAAAGGCCGATAATAATCAGCCCAAGTAGAGTAGTCTTCGGATTGCCGAAGATGCGCTCAATTAGCACCTTTGTCCTTCTTGTAGTCCCTTCGCCACTTCCAAAGAGTGTACGCAAGTGAGGTTACAAGTACGGCTAAACCCAACATTTGATGGGCGTAGCTTACGAGAAGTCCTGCTCCCGTTAAAGACCAAGACGTGATTACGCTATCAGCCGACTCCTTTGTCATCTTTGTTTAGGGTGTTCTCGTACGCAGATACCAAGACACGAACCTCATCTAATTGCATTAGTAGATTCGCCTCTTGCTGCTTTAATGCATCAAGCCGTTGTTGTAGGTGTTCCACTTACTCGGCTGCTGCTTCCTCAACCACTACGGGCGCAGGAATCATCGCCCAAGCATCGTTGGCAAGGGTGCGGTAGTAGCCATCAACTCCCAATACCTCATCGGCAGCAGGGTCGTTTACTGCAAGCACCACGCGCCAATAAGATGAAGCGATTACGGCTCCGTCTTTGGTAACGTCTGTGGTTTTGCGGACTGCGATAGTTCCGTCTAATTTGACGTTAAAGTCGCTGATGTAGATTACTTCTTCAATCATTTTGTTTGTTGTTTAGTTGTTATACGAAGTAGGTAAAGTTGACCATTATGGTTGAATTATTAGCAAAATTAGCTTCATTCAAATCAGCAATAACACCTAATGATGAAACATCACGAAGGCGTATACGGCTTTCGGATGATATGGCAAATGCCATAAATTGTCCGAGAAAAGTTATATTACTTAAATATACCGAAGCCGCACCATAATTAGCAACTAAAGAACCAACGGGGAACGGTAGTCCCGATATGGCAGCAAGACCTGTGCTTGTGCCTTTATTAGTTAATTCAACAAGACCATTTACCGTTACCTGCCTTCCAATCTTGGTATACGTTCCCGTAGAGTTTGAATAAGTCACGCCAACAGACGCACCACCAAACGATACACCCATTGTCCAAGTGCCTTCTTCGTAGTCATCAAGGGCGTTGGCTGCTGCGGTGTCGGAATTAAAACAAAGGCCGTTCTTGGTAAAGGATGCCGCTACAAAGTCAGTTTCGCTTGCAGCATCGCTTAATTTGATGCTCAACTTTGCAGCGCGTGGATTGGCGTTTGCAGTATCTTTTGCAACACATAAAGCGGCAGCACCTAAAAATGAAACTCCCGCATTAAAAGCGCGGCATAAAGTCAAAATTTCAACAGGCGTACCTGTTAAATCTTGATTCGCTCCGTAAATAATTGATTTACCCGTTAAAGAGTTTACATCGTTGTCTTTCCCAACTTGCAAAGAAACAGCAGGCGCAAGCGTGCCGATGCCTACGTTGCCTGCGTTGGTGTCAAGAATAATATCCTTACCCGACAAGACGTTGCGAATGATAAGGTCGCCTTGTACACCACCGCTAACAATTTCACTACCGCCCTCATAACCAATTACCGCACTCTCAACATTGTTACCATAAAAGCTAACCGCAGCAAATCGGTTGGCAGCCGTAGAAGCCAAACGCAAAGAGGCACGGCCGTTTGCATCACCGCTAATGTGAAGGTTGACATCGGGGCTGCTTGTATTGATACCTACCTTTGTAGTTGACAAAGCAAGAACCGAATCATTACCCAAGCCATCAGATAGGTATTTAGCCGTACCGCTAATCGGCCCGTTGTCCGTAACCTTAATAAGGCTATCGTATGTGTCCTGTGGGGTTGTCCCCGTTAAAGTTGTTCCCATTTCTAATTATTCCAAGTTGTTGACCAAGTATTCCAAATTTCTTCTATCAACTGCCAAGCACCTTGCTCGTTGTTGCCGTAAAGGTTAGTAGTAGGGTGACCATAAGACAATGGCTGAACCATACCCCAAGAGATACTATTCGTTGCTGCTGCTTGACCCCAATAGATGTCATTGTTTGCTGCTCCTTGTCCCCAATCGCCTTGAACTCCCATTGTCTAAATAACTCTTTAACTTCACAATGTTGCTACGCTTCGGAGTGTAGGTCTGTTTCTTGCCACTCATAAAACCCAAGAGCTGAAGTTAGAGTCAGTATCTGGGTAAACGTCAGCATTGTTGTTGGCGTTGTATTCTGGGAATGAGGCTTGGTTGTAGCTCATATATGTGATGAACCTATCCGTATAATACTGCGCCAAGTCGCGAGCCTTGCCGACCAAATAGTCAACCTCTATCTTTTCTGCCGTTGTGCTATTCTCGGAGTTGTGCTTGAACACCCCACCGTTGCCGATGGTATAAGCAGCAAAAGGCAAGTACTCCACCATCGCGTAGTGAATCAACATCGGCTGCAAGTAGTCGTTCACCAACGCCAAGTAAGGGTTGGTAAGAGTATTGGCGATGATGTCATTGCTGATCTTGTCGTAGAGTTTCGTTCCAGTATAGTTTTGCAGGTGTATCTCCTGTGCTATCTTGATGAACTGGATGAACTTGTCCGTGTCCACGTTACCGCCAATAGCGGTATTGCGAACCAAGTCCTCTCTTTTAATGAATAATGCCGTTGCCATATCTTATCGTGGGTTTATAAATCCTTGATTGGGCATATCAACAGGTCGCTTCGCTACGTTTGTAGGATTGGTCTCAAGTACCACGCCCTCCTTCTTTGCCTTGTTTACACTCACCTCTGCGTTGGGATTGCCTACATCGGGAGTTACGCCTTCGCCTTTTGCCAAGTACGTCTTGCGCATCCAAAAGTGATGGCACCTTGCACCGCCCTTGTAAAGCCATATTGAATAGGTTGGACTGCCGTTTGCTCCAAAGCCTACTCCGTTAACAGATACATTGTTTACTACCTGACCACTCATACGCAGGATGTCCTCCTTGCGGTATACCTTGCCTGCTGATACCATCTTCTTGCAGAACTCACGGCTATTGGTCTTTGTAGTTTCGGGAGCGTAAGCATAACGAACCTTGTACCTCTTGCCTTCTTCAGTTACTCCGTCTTGGCTGCTCTTGGCGTTAGGGAATGCTGATCCTGTTGATGCAAAAGCGTACTTGCTTAATGCCTGCTCCGCATCGTAGTCAACGGGTCTTTCATCTACAAGCTCCCATTCATCTTCGTTGATGACCTCACCCAATATCTCAAGCTCTGCGAACATAGCATCAAAATGCTCATCAGTCGGCTCTTGGCTTGACAACTTCACGCCAGTCTCCTCCTCACGGGTCTCCATATCCATAGGAGTCACTACGTCTTCCGTAAACTCTAAAGGCTGAAGGGTCTTGAAGTACAAGTTTAGGCTGATGTCATTGTACGCAAGAATCATATCTATGCCGTCAATGATAATCTCCTGCTTGGGGCGAATAACAAGGTTATCCAAAAGCGTAGAAGCGGTCTTTAGCTCATCAGCGTTATTGCCTAATCCCGAATTGTCCTTGATGCCCAATAGCATAGGGCTGACAATACGATGCGAGACCATTATCTTCTGCGTTGCCTCTGAACTCAAGAACTGATATTGCTCCGCAGCATCCGATAACTGCACAGGGTCAACAGTAGCCGCAAGGTCTTTGTTATCGTTAAACGCAAGGATAAACTTGCCCGAGTTTGAACTACCGCTAAACTTCGTTGCTATCTGCTGCTCTATGCTCCTGCGCTCCTCCTCGCTTGGTACTCCGTTGTTGAAGTTGATAAGCATTGAAGGCGCAAGGCCGTTCTGAATGTTGTTGATGTGGTAGTTTGCAATCTCCTCCTCAAGCTCTGCGTAGGGTAGGCCACCTTGATAGTCTACTGGGGAGTAGTAGTAGAATCCTGCTCGGTATGGCTTGATGTAAAGAATCTCCAATCCCTCTTTGCTTGTGCCAAATGCAGGGATGCGCACAGGTGTCTCTCTCCTGCCTTTTACGTCTTCCCAATCCTTTGCGTAGTAGTAAGCCTCAATCTCTCCGTCTTCGTTGCACCTTGAGGCTCGTAACGTCTCTACTGGGATGTGCTGCACCTCTACAATCATATTGTGATCTTGTGAGTACACAACCTGCATACTGCATTGCCCCATCATCACATAGTCCGCTACCACCTTCTGCAAGCAGGCTTTCGTGAACAAGCCACGCATCGCTGCGTACTCGCTCGGCTTCTTGGCAGAGTCAGACGCATCCAGTCCTTTACCGAAGGTCATATCCATTAAAGAGTTGAGGATAGCGTTGTTGGTGGGTGAGCCATTGTACCTGTCAATCAGATACCCGAAGTAGTCGTTGTTGTCTCCGTATTCTACATAGTCCTTCCCTTGCACCTCTTTAACAACAGGTGTGGTGTATGAACTGAAGTTCACAACGTGGACTTTAGATGATGATGTACTCATTGTCATAGCTTGTTTCTTCGGTGTAGACGTTTTGGTTCACCGTAAATTTCTCGTAGTCTGTTTGCGAAGTTACGAATACCCTATCCCGATATATTAGATTTCCCGATGCGAATACCTTTAAGCCATAGAACCTATTGTTGACAAGGCTAAACGTGCCTGTAAGGGTCATAAAACCATTAGCAGAGGCAGCCGTAACCGCAGGTGTTGCGGTGGTGTTTGTTGATTCATCAATCAGCGCAATCGTAACGCTCGCAGGGAATGTGCGTGGTATGATTACTATGGCTTGTGGCGAAGCTGATACTTGAAGGATATGCATCTTAAATAAATAACCTTTTACTTTGGATTTGTTTGAAAATAGAAAAGGGGCTTACGCCCCCTTAACTGTTTTATCACTCTTGCGTTTTGCTAAAGCAAATATGTTAAATCTTAATCGGCTTAAAACGACTCAAGATACCTTTAAGCTTTGCAGCAGCATCAATTGCTTCTTTAATGGTCTGCTCGGCTTTATTAAGATTGAAAGGTTCGGGTATTTTAACACCCAAGTTTTTTTCTGCTTTGGAGATGTCTGCACGAATCGTTTGAATTTGCTTCAAGTAGATGTCCGAACCATTAAGGTATCGGAATGTAACGTCAGCTTCATTGATTGCATCATTGTATTTGCGCAGTTGGTCTTGAAATTGATTTCCTTCCGCCATTGCCACCATAATGGTTCGGCTTGCATCAGCAACCGTTTTCTCCATAATTGGAAGGCGTGACTTTAGGGCATCAGTATTTAATTCAACCTTGATAACTTCTGCTGAACGTATCTCCTCACCAATCTTGGCAATTTTAGAAAAAATTTGCTTGCTCATTAGATTGATTTAATTTCGTTAATAATGCCTTGTATTTTCTTTTTAGCAGCGTTAAACTTGTCACCATTAGAACTTGCTTGTCCAAATGCAATTGCGCTCTTTCGGTCTAAATCCTCAAGTTCCGCAATCCACTCAATCTTTGCAGGCTCAAGACCAAATTGCTTTGCTTGTATCTCTGCTTGGCTAATCAACTTGGCACTCCTATCCCAAAGAGTATTCTCACGCCACTCATCGTTTTCAATAAAGTCGTAAAACTTTTGGGAATGAGCATTCATTTTATTTAAGACCAAATCCAAGTCATCCGCATATTGAGAGAATGAAGCTTCCCAATTACCAAGTCCATCAATAAATGACTTCAGTTCGGGCTTGAGTTTAGTAGCCTCATTTACAATTGTTAACTCAACCTTCATCGGCTCTTGAGCCGAGAATTTTGCGAATATATTGTTAAGTGTAGTCATTGTGTAAATATAAGGGGGCTTTCGCCCCCCTAATTCATTTACGAGTTAGAACCCACTACAATCGTTTCAACTGCACCTGCAAGTCCTGCGAATGGATTGGCAACGGTAGCACCTGCGATGAAGTTAGCAGGAAGTTGCTCCTGTCCCTCCATTGTCAAAGTGTAACCAGATAGGTCACCCATTGCGGCACCAGTTACAATCGTTCCACCTGTTACTTCGGCTCCGTAATTCAGACCCATCATAAAGGCGTTGCCGTTGTAGTCTTGTACCACAACATAAGGCCTTCCATAAGCAAGCAACTTCAATTCTTTGTTGTCCTCCTTTGTCAGCTTGGTCAACGTCAAATTCAAAGTTTGCGTGAAGAAGGTAGTACCATTCTCACGGCTTGAGTTAAAGGTTTGCTCAAAAGAGCTATTGCCTTTTACAAGATATTGGTAAGCAGAGAAAGTACCACTAATGTTGGTAATTTCATCGTTGGTGAGGGTAACCGTACCCAAGTCACCAAAGTCTACAAAGTACACGGCATAAATGCCACCTACTACGTCTTTACAGGGTACCGCCCTGCCTTTTGTTAAATCACAAGCCATTGTTTCTTTGTTTTATTAGAATTAAAAAAGAGGGCGAGGACATAGCCCAAGCCCCCTCTTGATTTACATTAACTCGGATTAAGAGTAAAGGACTACGTCAGCTCCGATTCCGTACTGAACTCCTGCGAAGAAGCGTAGGATCACGCGGATGTTGTCTGACCCGTCAAGGTCAGCCATATCAAGAACGCGAACTTCGTTACGCTCGTTCAAGAGACCAGTTCCGAAGAACATATTGCTTGCTTGAGCAGCGACCATCTTGTTAGAAGGTAAGCCGTTACACATTACAACCTTGATGCCATCAAAGAACAAGTCTCCTTGACCATACCACATTGTGCCTTTGTTGTCAACACCGTTGGCTCCAAGACCTGAAGTTCCGAACCCACCAAGAGCGCGTACATAAGCCTTCGCTACGTTTTGTGGGACAAAGATTTGCAGGTCTTCTTTTCCGTAAAGGGCAGAAGGGATAGCATCAGCAACTTTACCAAGCTCGGTGATTACGTTTGCAGCAGTCACGGTGGTAGCGGTTACGTCAATAACGTCAGAATCAGCAGTCATTAATGAAAGGAATCCAGAGAACTCACCTGCGCTTGCAGCAGTTCCGTTCCAAATGTTCTGCTCAATCTTCTGTGAAGTCTTTGCAGCAACGTGAGCGATAAGGAAGTCAGCAAAAGAAGCAGGGATGCTATCGTAGGCAGAGAAACCCATTTGACCACCAATCCAAGAATCGTAGTAGTCCTTCTTGCAAAGCTGCAAGTTCACTTGGAATGGCTCAACCTCAAGAACGCGGTCGGTCAAAGTCAAGGTAGAAGTTGCATCAAAATCACAAGTGGCATCTTTTACGATGTCGTTTGTGTTCACCTTCTGAAGGGTGGTGCGGTAGTTTACGTTTGGAAGAATCTCGATGAGTCCCTTGTCCAAAGTATTAGCAGAAAGAAGTGCAGCAGAGATATACTTGCTTGCAAACGCTCCTGCGTAGTTTGTTGTGATTGAAGTAGTTGTAGCCATTTTTTTATTTATTAACTGTTGATTCGTGCAAGGACTCGGTCAATCGCTCTTTCGGGGCGGTTAGAACTCATCTTTTGGACTTGCTTTGTTTCGGGATTATGTTTGATGGGCTTCGCAGCAGGTGCGGCAGATAGTTCTGCTTTAACCGCAGCCATCTCCTCCTTCTTGGCGTAGCCGCCCATCTCCTCACGCATTCCTTTCATCTCCTCGCGCATCATTGCAATCTCCTCAAGAACTTTCTCGATGATTGCAACAACCGCAGGGGCTTCTTCTACTTCCTCTGCAAGTTCGGTAGCTGCTTCGGCCTCAACCTCAACTTCTACTTCCTCTGCTTCGGCAGCAGCTTCTTTGATTTCAGCGATTACGCCTTCTTCGGTGATAACGAGTACACGACCATCTTCAAGGAGGTGTTCGCCAACAGGAGCAGCAACTCGGTCATCGCCACTAATGACAAATACTTCGTTACCTGCTTCAAATGATTCTGCCTCAAGAACGGCTCCGTTCTCAAGTGTCATTTGCTCGAACTTAACCTCACGGATGGAGGATAGCTCGGCAAGGATGCGGTTTAGGATATTGTTTGCTTTCATATCTAACTAATTAAAGGGGTTTTGATTATTTGTAACATTTTTATAGGTCTTGCCATAGAGTATTTGTAGACTCCCATCGGGTGTTGATGGTCTGCCACTCCTCGCCTCTTATCTTAACGCTTATGCCTTGACCTACTAACGAGCCAATGCCTTGCGCTTGCAATGAGCCATCGCAGCAGTTGGACTTGTAGGTGTTGTCTTTGCATAAGCATCCACGCCTACCACCTCTCGGTGACGCAACGGGAAGTTTCATTGGTCTATACATTGCCAAGTTCTTTTAGTTTGGATTCTGCCCACCTCTTGCCTGCAAGACCACCCCATAGCAGGAACGATATTGTGCCGCAGGCTTGCGTGTCGTTCTCATCGTAGTATTCTTCGGCTCTTGATAGGTACGAGTACATCCGTGTAATGGTCTCCACGCTTACAGGCTTGCCCTGTGCGAGCTGCTGCGCCCTTACCTTACCGACAGGCGTTGCACACTTGTTGCCGTTCTTCTCGTTTAGTTCAATGCCACGCTTGGCGTTGTTCTTTACCGCATCGGGGTAGTCAGCAAACGACTCCATCTCGGTGCGTGTTCCCGACTTCTTACGACCATCCCTTTTTATGATAGCCACAATCTGTGCAAGCATCAACGCTGCTTCCTGCTCCTCAAGGTGTGCCATCTCTTGCTTGGCAAGGTTTAACTTGTCAACGAAGTACCCCTCAATAGAGAATCCTTTGACCTTCCCTGTCTTGACAAAGTTTGTCCAAATCTCTGGGTTGTTGACTTTCATAGATACCATCCAAGTGCCTACTGGCAAATCAAAGCCGTACTTCTTGCTCTTGTCGTGGACTTCGTCTTCAATAATCCAAGACTCTACAACCGTGAGGCCGTTGATGCCTACCTCGTGTTCAAGGGTAGCGTTGTTCTGCTTGCTCTTTTGAAAGAACATCTCGCTTGCTTTTCTGATCGTGGCTTCGCTGAAGTAAACGTAGAACTCCTCTTGCCCCTCTGCTCGGTAGATGGGCTTGTTGGGTACGAGTGCTGCTCCCATAAGGATGCGCTTCTCATCGCTCTGCGTAGCAAACTCAACCCGTTGTGAGTTGAGGGCTATGAAGTCTTCTTCAATAGCAGGATATTCTACAAGGGAGATTGCATCAATGCCAGTTAGCAGCATTGATTCATCAAGTATAAGTTCAATTAGTTTCATCATCCGAATGTTGCGGTTTTTACTCTTTGGCGTTGTAGTTGTTGTGAGGTCGTTACATCCTGCCCTACGACATAAGCACGGATGGGCTGCTGAAACTGACCTCCTATGCTCTGCGCAAGTTGGTTAAGGTTAGACTGCCCTACGATGTTAAACTGCGCAGGGGTTGAGGGCTGCGAGAGCGTGTTTGTTATGGCAGGGCTGCTGCCACCGCCACCCGATTCGGTAGGCACTTGCGTAGCGGTTATCTTTCGTGCGTTTGCAATACCTGTTGCAACAATTCCTGCGGCTCCTATGTAACCAAATATACCGCCCTGCGCGAGAGCCTTTGTAGCACCCGTATAGGTGTCAATGGCTACCTGCGCTAACGCTATACCTTTGCCCAGTAGCGTATTCTCACCTACGAGTTGGGCGATGCCGTTTAGTGCGCCTTTGATAGCATCTAACTTTGCCTGCTGCAAGTTCTTCTCCAAAGCCAAACGACCTGCTGCGTTCTCCGCTTCAAATAACTTTAGAGCATTCTCTGCCTCTGCTCTTGCTGCGGTTCCTGCCTTTGTAGCCGCTACCTCTTGCTCAAGCAATGCCTTCTTGCGGTTGAAGACATTTTGCGCTATCTCTATTTCTTTCTCGGCTCTTGCTACCGCATCATCTATGAGTTCAAGTTGAGCGTTCTGCTGAATCTCAAATATCTCTTGGTCGGTCTCACCGATGCTCTTGGTGATGTCTGCCTGCTCACGAAGAAGGGAGTTTTGGTTTGCCAAAGCCTCCGACTTCTGACCTTGCAGCCTTTCATCCAAATCAATCAACTCCAACTGCGCTTGCTTCAGCGCAACAAGATTCTCGTTAGAGTTTACAATTCCTAACTCTGCCTGCGCTGCCGCGACCTTTATATTTAACTGCACCCTCTCAAGCTCCGCTTGCTCCTCAAGAGATGCAAGGAGTTTGTCGTTTGCCGATTGGCGTTCTGCAAGTGAGACAAGCTCATCATCACGCAACTGCCGAAGTTGCTCTTGGGTGTTTTGGAACTGAAGCTGAATCTTCTGCCGTTCTACATCAGCAAGTGCCGCTTGCTTGCGTAACGCTACCAATCGCTCTGCATCGCTTACGGCCTTGTCTACATCCAACTCCTGCACCGCCTTTGTAACGCTCTTTGCAACTGCTACAACGGTCTTTGCTACCTCGCTTGCTGCTTCTGCAAGGTTATTGATGACCATCTTGCCACTCTCCAAAAGGTTCTCCCCCGTCTTGGTCAGCTCCTCACGAGTGAGGGCTATCTCCTTGTTTAGTTCTTTGATGCGCGTTGCATCCTTGTCTCCAAAAAAGGATTTCTCCCAAGCAAGCTGCGTTTCAAGTACCGCTAACTGGATGCCCTGTATGATGCCTACAAATACATTTAGCACTCCGCTAATCAATCCACCGAGTACCTTCTTCGTTGCATCAAACCCTCCGTTGAGTTTGTTCTGCTCCTCTACTGCCCCAAAGATTGCTTCGGTTATCTTACTGAAGATAATGCTCAAGGTAGTCATCACCTTGTTGACCGCATCTACTACCTTTTGGTTGCTTTGAAAAGCCTCCGATAGTTTATCTACTACGCCAACAAGAAGTCCAAGACCAAGACCGCCTTTAAGAAGGTTCCCTAATCCGCTTGCTGCTTTTTTGGCAAGATCAAAGGGTGCGGTTACGACTTTCTTTAGGCCATTGAAAGCCTTGTTGATGATGCCGCCAGTCTTCTTGGCCTCCTTGCCTACGTCTGCCGCTTCCTTCTGTACGCCACCGAGATTCTTCTCAAGCTCCTCAATCTTTTTATTAAGCGCATCAATCTGCTTCTGGAAGCCCGAAGTATCTCCTTCAATACGAATTTCTTCTACTACTGCCATTATCTACGTTTTAGGAACTCCTTCCAAGTTCGTGGTATTGCGTTCTTGCCCTTTGCTATGTCAATAGTTTCGGAGACGTTGCGATAGTCACTTGCTTGCAGCAGTTCTATCAAATAACTTAAATAGGTGGGCTTCATACTACGTTAAGGAGTTCAAATGATGCTTTGCCTGTGGTCATATTAAGACTCACATTGTTGATTAGGTACTTGGTGTTGTTCCAAATGATTGCATTCTGAAGGTTCAGCGTTATGATCTTACCAATGGGCAACACCGCTTCTACGTTGTACAACCTGCGGCTCTTGGCGTATAGGTCGGTGATGTAGTCGCTATACTCATTAAAGTAAAGGCTTTGGTTTACCGATTGCAGGTGGTATGGGTCTATGTCTGCGCCAAAGCAAATAGAATGCGAGTCTGCCGCGCTTGAATAGCGGTTAGATGTATTGGCATACCAAGCGATGTTCACTTGTTCGTGAGTGCCATCTGCATTTACAAATGTTAAAGGATTTGTTTCTTCAAGGTCGTAGTTATCAAAGTAGCCATAAAACAATACGGGCGCACCCAAGTATGGGTTGAATATACCATCCTCATTTGCTTCGCTTGTGATGCTTTTGTACACGAGTACGTTGGTGAGAACTCCGTTTGCTTGGTCAGTAAGCCTCTCAAATAACGGGCATTCAAACGGCACCTCAATTAAGAACTCATCGCCATCAAAACTAAAGGTGTTATTCAAATCCCCAAAGCCTACGTTGTTTGTTTGCAGGTATTGGAAGCCAAGTATTGCTTCGGTCTCTTGGTACTTAAATTCAATCTCCCTGTATAGCGGTGGTCGGTTCACGACATACTCCGTGATATCAAGATAGGTCTGATAGTTTTGGTCGGTTCCTGCTGCGTACCAATCCTCCAACGGCTGAAGCAAGAAGCTCGTGGATGTAGTTGGCACAATCACCATATTGTACATCTTCAGAATACCTGCCAAGAAGTCCTTTACTTTTATTTCGGGCATTATGTCTTGCACCACTACTTGAAAGGAATAGGTTGCGGATGCAGTTTGGTCAACCTCAAATCTTTTTGTGCTTGTGCTTGCATCAATAGCCTCATAATCATCTACTCGGTAATTGAATGAAACAGATGTTGATGGTCTAATAAATAATTGCACCGCGTCACCTGCGTTAAATCCAAGACCAATAAACGTATGAGTAACAGAACTTGCTGCGTGAGCGGCATTAGAAATAGAAGAAACAAGCACCCCGTTAGTAAATAAACCAATTTCATAGGCTGCATTTACATTAGTAATTGTAACTTCAAGTTGATAAAAATCCGTGTCAACTACGTTCCAAGTTTCAGTAGTTAAATTAAATTCAGTACCGCCTCCTGTTGTTCTGTTAAAGTTTATTAACTGCCAAGCAATGTCATTGCCTCCACCAAATAGATACCCCTCGTAGCGATGCAGCCATAGCGACAAATCAACAAACGGAGTAGCGGACAAGAATGAGCCTGTAAACGTGATTCCGTATTGGGCTGCTATTGCATTAAGTATAGACTGAACCTTGAGCGCAGGCTTTAACTCGTAGTAGCGGATTCCGCGCTGACCTGCGCCTCCCGAATGATGAGCGATATTGTTTTCGTTATTAGCAGCACCACCACTACCACTCCGATAAAACCAATTCTTTACAGGGCTGCAAAGCGGATAGAACAAGCCTGTGTCATCATTGGTAGTTAGCTTATTAAATACCACAGTATCGGTGTACTCGTGGTTGAACTCTGCAAAGTCAACGTCATACAGGTAGTCCTCGCCAAACAAATCAACAAGCGTTACCACATCTCCATAGAATGTCAAGGTGTAGGCATACGGCTCCGTGCCTTTCAACTGCACGTTCTCTACCTCAATCACACCCGTACGGAATGGCAAAGAGTTTATTTCAATTCTTGCTTCTTGTCTAAACCTGCCATCAAAAGTATTGACTACACTTGTAGTACTTGCGCCCGAATTCCAAGCCGTGTTAAAGGTATTCCAAGTGATACCAATGCTATTCCATACGGGGCTGCCGCCAGTCTCCGTAGTGATTAGCGACTCCGTGATATTGGCGTTGTAGTAGTGCTGAAGTATCTCGTTATTGCGAGGGCTTGCAGGAATGGTAAACCCCTGCGTAAAGTCCGTAAACACCTTTGAGATGTCCTGCACGTTTTGCACCGAGAGGTTGATGCTGATCTCCTCATCATCAAAGATGTCAAGGCGAAAGCCATTGACGTAAATATCAACCTTGTTCATCGTACCAAACTGCGCTCATCAAATCCGAAGTCAAAGGACATTGTGTAATTGATAAGTTTTGTGTTCACGCTCTTTTGGTATTCTATGCTGCCACGATTCGGAACAACACTCACCCAGTTGCTATTGGTATAGACCGCGACATACTCGCTCATCAGAATGTCCTCAATAGTCTCATCATAGTTTTGGTCAACGAACCCTGTGTTTAGAGTTAGGGTGTTGCGAGAGTTGACGTTAAAGGATTGATACTTGCCTACCTCCAATGAAGGGGTGGTGAAGCCATCGTTGTAGATGCTCTTTTCGTAGGAGTCCTGCGTGAAGTTGCCACGCTCATCGCTGCGCTTAAAGAACGTGATAAAGTCAGCAACGCCAAAGCGGTTGACGAATGCCACCTGCACGGGCGTGTACTTTGCCTCACATTGAACATAGTACCTCACCGTTCCAATCGTGGTATTACTTGCGTTCTTTAGAATCACATCATAGTACTGCCCTATGCCACCATTAGGTTGCTCGCTTGGCTTTATCTCGGTAGGTAAAAAAGAATTGTTCTCAAGGTTTGCAGGGCCGACTCCTGCATAGATTACAAGGTTTTGTGAGTTGTTGGTTGCGCGTGTTGGTGGGGCGGTGCTGACGGAACTCACATAAAAATCATCAGAATCACCACTCTGCCAACTGATGATAATTTTAGCAAGACCATTATTTACGCTATTGTTAATCGCAAGGGATTCGTAGTTACCGACAAGCACCTGCCGATTGCGATTCGTGGCAAGCACGGCCTGCGTTACCGCAACAGGGGCTATGTTATCACGGGTTGCCCATCCATCCGTTGTTAGGTATGCGTATGCGGTAGGGGATTCATCGGGGAAGGTTGCGTTGGCGGGTGCTGCTCCGTTGTTAGAGAATGTCACAGAGCCTTCGGGTACTATCCACAACGCCTCACCCTGTGGGCTTTGCGTGTAGCCTATGTCATTCCATACGCTGAAGTCGTGGTAGAACTCCGAGCGCACAAGGTCGCTGATTTCAAAGTTTATGACTTGGTTTATTGAATAGTCTTTGCTCAACGAGTAGTTGAACGAACCCGATGCAGCAAGGACACCCGTACGAATACGCAGGTTTAAGTCCATCTCTGTGAGCGTGTCAAGCGCAAGGGCGTTGTTCTTTGCCGTGACAAATTGTGGGCTTCTTGCCATAGCAAGGCTGCTCGGTGTGGAAAATACAGGTGTACTCATTTTTTTAGAAACTATTTTTTATTGCGTTAGCAATATCTGGTGGCAGTTTGTTGAATGCGATATTAAATGGAGTGCTGAAGAATTTAGTGGGGGCAATACCCTGCCTAAATACCGACTCACGTACTGCAAAAGGATTTAGCCCCTTGCTCTCTGCCCACCGCTTGAAGTGCTTTACCGATGGCTTCTTGCCATCCTTGTAACTGTATGGGCTATTGGGTGCTTTCTGCTTCCATATCTTGCCCTTGTTGTTGCGCTTGTTAAATGGGCTTGTACTCTTTCTCGTGCCTCCTGCACCCCTTACTCCTTTGTCTTGGTACTCACCATAATCCTCCATTAAGAAAGCCATAGAGAAATTAGTCCCTTCGTAGGTTATGTTATACCGAAGTGAATTGTAAAGGGTCTTGTCAAAGTTGTGCTTGCCTTTGGTGAGGTTACTCCTCGCCTGTTGAATGACATATTTGCCAAACTTAATAAGTACCGCAGCAAGCAAATCCTCTCGTGCCATTTTAGCAGATGCTGATCTCGGTGTTTGCAAGCAGCACATCAAACGTGGCAGTCCACCCTGCAAGCAGGTTCTCGAACCTCTCGCTAAAGGGAACGCAAGAAGCAGTACCATCCAACTGGTAAAGGTCGGTGTACAGAGTACCCCTGCGCAGTTCTGTCACCACATCGTTGATTACTGCGAGTTGGGTGTTCAAGATGTTTTGCTCGTTGCTCGTGCCGTAGAACGGCTCTGCCTGCAAGCGAGGGTTCTCTTTGGTCTCATCCACTAAATCCATACAAACAATGCTCACGTTCATCCGTACTATCTGTCCCTCGAATGTTGCTTGGTTGATGATAATATGCGACAAAGGGAAGATGGTCTGCTTGTTTAGGTCTATGTCAAAAATATCCCCTGTGGTTACCACATTGACTTGGCTATTGGCCTCAAGGGTGTCTTTTAGCTTGGTGGTGATGTCGTAGAACTGTCTCATTTTTTTATCTTATCTAATTGTTTGCGTTCAACGTCTATGCGCTCTTTTTCAAAAACGAGAAAGGTAAGGGCTTCGTGAACGCCAAGCCTTCCGACTCGTTCAAATCTTGTAACATCTCCTTGAGCAAGCTGATGGAAGGAAGAATACCATCCCCACTTTCTACCGAATTGGGACTCTGCGGAGTACTCGTTTTCTCCTTCTCCAAAGAGGTCAGGGTAGCGAGCAGTAACTCGTTTCCTAAACGCCAAAAAAAAACCGATGCTCCCATCACAACATCCATTGGCGCATCCTTCATTGATGCGGAGTATTTGGATGCTGATTCGTATGGCTCAATAGCATACCGCTTGCCTATGCGCTCGGTGATGGGTCGGTAGAGGACTGCCATCGTTTTGTGCAGCTCTTGTATGTCACCCATATAATTATCCAAGTCCACATACTCCCCAAAGGTGATGTCCTCAAGGTTAGGGATGAACCCGTAGGTTTCTCCACCCATCGTGAACTCCGTCTTTAGGTTTGGCTTCTCGCTGAACATCGTATTGATGTGGCGCATCACATTGGCTACGCTTGCGAACTTTACGTTGGGCAGTTCTGCCAGAGGCACTCCGCAGAATATCTCAAGCATCTTGTGGGTCAAGAACTCCTCATCGCCCTCAAGCCTCGCAAAGCGTTGGTATTGGTCAAGCGTTATCTCCGACAGGGAGGTGGGTACAATTACCTTTAGTTCCATTATTAAAATAACCTTTTAGTTTTAGCGTATGGCATACCTGCCAAAGTTAGGTCTGCTCAACTTGTTATACGTTGCGTACCGCAGCGCATCTATGGCGTGGTTGAATGCATCAATCGGTTTGTTGAGCAGGTTGCCGTTCTTATCTTCTACCCATTTGTAGTTCTGAAGTTCCTTGATTAGGTTGCTGCTTCGTGGGGTTACGAATAGCTTGTGCCGCTTCAGCACGTCAATGCCCACTATGACGCTATCTGCGCCCTTCTGCGTGGGTTTTACGTTCCATCCCATACGATGCAACTCCTCAATAGATTTGGGTTCAGCAGAGTCAGCATATATCTCTGCCCTCCTGTCAAGGCCAAGAGAGTTTAGCACGTTGCTGATGTCGGGGTTGGTCATCCCCGTGCGGTAGATAAGTTCATCCACATAAAGATTGTCCCCCGACTTATACACCGCCACAAGTGCGGTGGGGTCGTTGGTGTAGCCGAAGTCCATTCCGTGACATAAGAGCGTGGCATCCGTTGGTATCTCGGCTTGGCCGTATTGGAAGATGGTGGCTCTGCTCATCCCACGTTCTCCGAGTCCGTAGATTCTCCAGTAGTCATTGTCCGTATGTTGCAGCCTCTCTATCTCCTCTACGATTGAGGCATCCAAGAACGGATTATCAAGGTAGGTTGACTGGATGTAGGTGACATCATCCCTTGTGAGTAGTTTATCGTAAATCCAATGGAACGCATCAGAGGGGTTGTAGTCAACCCATATCTTGCCTGTGGTACGAATCAAGAGCTGAAAGAAATCCTCCCAAGTCAGTTCGTTTGCCTCGTTGCAGAATAGGTAGTCACGTCTTGCTCCCCGTTTCTTTTGCGGTTGGTCAAGGCTGATGAACTCAAAGAGGTTGCCATTCAACTCGTAGGTGTAATCGCTCTTGTTGTGCCGTGCCTCATCGTAGAGACCGTTGGCATTTAGGATTTCAAAGAAGTCACGATAGGCCGTCATCTTCAGAGACGGCAGCGACTTACGCACGATAGAATACACCTTACCCCTATCCTCCATCGCCATCACGATGAGCATCTGCAAAAGCGAGTAGGTCTTACCAGAACGGCTGCCGCCTTGATTGACTACTATCCGAGTTTTAGCGGTGTAGTTCTTCTCAAAGAGTTCGCTACTCTTTAGGTTTAGTTCGGACAATCTCTACCTTGATTTTCGTTAGCTCATCCGATACTTCGTGTGAGTTCTCCACCCTTGCGAGTTTGGGAGTTGTGTACTCTGCCATCTTGTTCAAGAGGTCAAGTGCGCCCTTTGGGTCATCAGCAGCAACTTGCGTGAGCCATAGGGTCATATTCTCAAGGTTGGCTTCGATGAGGGTTTGGAATGCCTCTCTGATTTTATTGGTGGTCTTGTTTGGTGTTCCGCTTGGCCTTCCTGTGTTGCCTGCTATGAACCTGCCTTTGTCATCTTTCATATCCGTTAAGTTCCGTTATTTTCGGTTGTATCTAAATAACCCTTTTTGATAGGTGGTGATCGTGTGTTGCGGTTAGCATCTCTTTGTGCTGCTTCTTATCCCCATATTCTGTATGGCAATTACGGCATAGAGCCATTAGGTTTTCTATCGTATCAGCAATTTTGCTTCCACCCATCCCGCGTGATTCTATGTGGTGAATGTCTTGCGCTTGGGCTTGACATACCTCGCAGGGGATGAAGTCAGTTGTGGAGTAGCCCATCCCTTTGAGATAGACCTTTGTGTGGTTCTTCATAGTCCGCAGTATCCCGTATCGCATTCGTTAAAATCATCATCAAACAATTCAAACTGCGAGTTCCAATTCTTGATGTCATCGTAGGTCATCTCTGAACGCCAATGTGCATTGTTGATGCTCTCTCGTTCTCGCTTGGCAAACCATTCTAACTTATTGGGATGCTTGTCAAACATCTTGCGAAGTAGCAAAGGGCTTTTATGAAAGCACCCTACGCAGTTGTTCATCCAAGCAAAACGTACAGGCTTGCCAAGCCAATACTTTTCTATGTGGTCTTTGTAGATGTTGTCATCTATCAATGGGAAGTGAGGCTTCTGATATGGAACATCTACCCATTTGTTTCTGCCGTCTTTGTGTTTCTCGAATGTTGCTTTGAATGTAGTAAGGCCATCTTGGTTCACTCGCTCCATCATATTCTTTGCTCTACTGGTTTCGTTAGCACGAAAGCCTATGCGAGTTTCAACAGGCTCACCAATGTTCTCTGCCATCCAATAGAAAATAGGTTCAATCTTCATTTGTATGGTGCAGAATCGTTGCACCTTGTTTGGCAAGTAAACCTTCTCCTTTCGTTGTGTGATTTGGTCAAAGGTCTTCCCCGTCACCCAAGTGATAGGTCTGCCGATGTGCTGCTCAAGGTCAAGCATAGTGTAGATAATCATATCATCTTCTGCCGTTCCGATGAATGGAGCTTGGATTTTGTCTTCTACCTCTTTGCGTATTTTGGCATCGGGGAATAAACAGTTCTTGTCCTCAATTCTTACAAGAGAGAAGATGTCATAATCCGCAGGATAGTTTGCTGCGATGTACGAGGAGGTTTTGCCTCCCGACAATGAGTTTAGCGTTTTCACCTTTGGTAAATCCAACAGTCATCAATGAACGTAGCGCGTGGCAGTAGTTCATCAACGGCTTGAATTACTCCCTTCCAATGTTCGTGGTAGTCATCTCCTGCGATGAAGCCTCCCTTCTTTACTTTGGGTAGCCATAGCTTGATGTCCTCTTTTACCGCCTCATAGGTATGTGTTAGGTCTATGAATACCACGTCAAGGGATTCGTTGGCAAACTTCTTTGATGCTGCTTTGGATGTTGCTTTGATGGCCTTGTACTTGCGGTCTCCCATATTCTCCACAAAGAGATTGTAGATATTCTGTTCCGTTGCAAGTTTATGTGTAGTCGTGAGTTCGTTTGGCGAACCCTTCCAAGTGTCAACGATTGTGATTTCTTGGTATGTTGCGGTGTCGCATAGGTAGGCCGATGACTTACCGAGCCACGCACCCAGTTCCACAAACTTACCGTCTTGGGGCATATTAGCAAGGAGGTAGTCGTATGCTGCTTGGTGGTTAAACCACCCGTCTATTTGTTTACTCGTTTTCATTTTAGGGCGTTGTAGTAGCAAAGGTACTGCTCTACGCAGATAAGTGTTCCTTGCTCGGATGCTGCTTGGGCAAAAGTGCCGTCTGCCTCGTAGGTCATCTCAAAGCGCAGGTTGGGTAGGTCGTGGGGCTTAAACATATAACAGGCGGTGTCTATGTTGCCGACTTGTGGTTGGTCGGTAGGGCGTAGCCTACCTATTTGCCCCCACGTTACAATAGAACAGTCAAGGCCGTTTAGGTTGTTCCACTCCTCTATGAACTTTGGATGCAGGATGTTGTCATCATCCAGATAGTACACCCAATCTTCTTTGGTAAAGGAATCAGCATACAACTCAAGGAACTCATTGCGGAGGGGGTTACCCATATTGCCCGTGCGCGTGGAGTAGTGTGTGACTGATGCGCCTGTTGCTCCCTTGAAGTCGGTAGCAGCATCCATCATCACCACCCACGTTGCGTAGTTGGGGATGTGTTGTTTTAGCCTCACAAGGTTTTGAGGGCGTGAACAGGGCGTGACTATGTAAAGCATCGTAGTTCGTTTATCTTATCCATTGTGAAGTCCTGCACATACTCGTATAACGATTCCGCTATATCTGCCACTTGGTTTGGGTTTTCTTTTAGCCTCTTGATTGCTCCTGCCCATTCGCTTGGGTGCTTGATAGCAATGCAGTTATCTTTTGTGATATAGGGTGAATAGGGTTGCGTGTTGCTCACTATCAGAGCGCACTTACTGAACCCTGCCTCCAGCATCTTTAGGTGCGACTTGCACTTGGCAAACTCTGATGTGGTAAGCGGTACGAGGCTTACATCAAAGAACTCGTAGAGTTTATGGTAGTGTGTTGGTGGCATAGTGGGCAGCCTATGGCTTGCCTTCATAATGTCTGGGTAACCATCTACCTCTGCCACATAGCCTTGATAGCCCTCAAGGTTGATCGTGGACTCCTTTACGTCTAATGCGTGGTGGTTGCCGCCTATATACCCAAAGCGCACTTCTTCGCTTGGCTCTCTCTCTACCTGCCACGTTGGTACGCTGATGGCATTGGGGATGATTCGGATGTTGCTATTGTACTTCTTGACCTTTGAGGCAAGGTGCTTATTTGTCACCCACACTTCATCAGCCGCTTTCATAGAGCGCACAATGCGAGTTCTCATCTGTTCAACGTACAAGCCTTGCAAGGGGTGCGTAGGAGGCAGCACCCACCAGTCATCATTGTCAACGATTAACTTGATGCCTTCCTTGCGGCAGAGTTTCACGAAGTCATCAAACGGCTCAACTGGGAATGCACGGCTTGCAAAGATGTGAGTGACTTTAGGCCACATCTCGGGGTCAATGTCGGTAATCTTCTCAATGAAAAAGACATCGGCATCCTTGTGGCATATCAAGGGTGCAAATGTCCTGTGGTGTGATACTCCAGAGTTCTGCTTGTGAAAGGCAAGCACAAAGGGTCTAATCATACGCTCGCCTCTTGGTCTTTGAACCATTGCGCCATCGCTTTGCGGTCTAAATACTTTACCCACATCCGAGCAGCTACGGCTCTACGTTGGGGCTTGAAGGGGTAGGTGCTACGGAGCTGCGCCATTGCTATCCTCATAAATTGGTCTTGCATTATTCTTTGGTATTTGAGGTGTTGCAAAAAATGCAACGATTGGTTTTATGTTAAAGTTTGGTGTTCCAATAGTATTCGCATTGGCCGTGCTTGATGGGTATGCCAACAAAGAACGATTGGTACATTTCAGCAGGTGCGGTAAAGCGGTAGCAGGTTTCTTTGAGGGCGCAGCCCTCTCCTGTGCATTTAGTTATATCGGTCATAAAGTTCCTACTATTGTGTACGAGTCCAAGTCCTCACCCAAGATAAAGAACTGCTTGTACATTTCAATAGCCTCTAAAGTCTTGCGCTCTCCCTCTGCCACAAACTCGGGGCTTACAGAGTAGATGCCTATGTCAAGGCTTGCCTTGTCAATAGCGATGAAGAAGAACTTATCAATCGGCACTCCGAATAGTCGGGTGTAGATGAACGCCTGCACATCGTAGCCGTACTTCTTTGCAGAGTAGGGGAATGCTCGGAGGTCGGTTGTTGTTTTCAAGTCAGCCAAGAATCCATCAGCATAGATGTCAGCCTTCGCCCTAAAGGGCAGGCCGCCAATCATACCAATTTTTGGTACTTCAAACTCGCAGCCTGTGATAAGCCCAAGCACGTTCTCGTTGCGAAGGAGCGCATCAGAGATTCGTTGCGCCTCGTTGTACTCTTTACGAGTGCATAGGTTGCGCTTGCCCTTTGCATCCTGCCAAGCCTTTGCGTTCTTGCTCTGCACCTCAATCACCTCGTAGTCTGCTACTTTGTGAGGCTCTAAAGTCATAAGGTGAACGAGTCTGCCTACTGCAAACGCATCGGAGTCCTCGCTGCCATATTTTGTAACGTAGTGATACGTCTTGGGTGATGTCAGCAGCAGCTTACAAGCAGAGGATGACAGGGCGTTCTTGCCGAGTACCCCGTAGTAAAAGTCATCATCGTGCATCTTCTCAAGGACTGTCTCCATATCCCAAGTGCTGCCGTCAAGTAGTTCTATAATTTTCATAAGATTGGTTTTGTTAATTAAATAAAGGTATGCATTTTTTTGCGACTGCTGCAACCACGTCAACTGTTACTGCGTTACCGCATTGCTTGTAGCGTTGTGTGTTGCTCATTGGCTTGACTTCTCCATCGTAGTTGCCATAAGCCGTATGTTGGTCGGGGAACCCCTGTAAGCGTTCGCATTCAATAGGCGTTAGCCTTCTGATGCGGTAGCCATCAAACAATCCTTGCGAGTTGTGCTTCGGGTCAGTTAGCGTTGGAATCACATCACGAACCGATTGATTGTAGAAGTCAAGACCTTTAACTTCTCCTTCAGTTAAAGTGTTTCTTCTGACTAATTCGTTTGCTGCTTCGTATTTGTAGTTCGGTTGAACTACTGCTTGATTGCAACTCGTTTCAAGTGTCTGCGCCTTCTGCTTTCCTACACGGCCTCTGCGAGTTTCGCTTTGGGTGCGAGAAGTGTAAATGGTATCACCGCTTGTTGCTTCTTCATACCCTAAACTTGTAGCTGATTTTACTCTTAGAATAAGATCACTCTTTCCTTGATTAAGAGCAGGAACAATTCCTTCAGCATCGTACACTCGGTCTTGCTGATAGGGTTGCGTACCACCATTAGAATCAAGTTTAGTTCCGATTTGCTTTACCTTAACCTTCATTGGGTCAGCAAATGTGTGAGCGGTAACACAAGGAGCAATTCCATCTTCTCCATATATCAAACCTTGCTGACCGCCCGTTCCCCTATCTCCAACTACTTCAATCCGTTTGCTAATACCATATTGATTGCCTTCTGCGATAGGAAATACTCCTCGCCAATCTCCTCCTGTGGTTGTAGAATATCCGACAAGGTATATCCGCTCTCGGTTTTGGGGTAGAAACCAACTTGTATTAAGCAGTTGCCATTCAAGTCTATAACCCCCAATGTCGGTAAAGGCTTGGATAATCGCCCAAAAGTCTGCGCCATCATTTGAGGAGAATGTCCCTTTAACATTTTCCCACACAAATACACTTGGTCGGCATTCGCTAATAAGACGGATTGCTTCGAGGACAAGAGAACTTCTTTGTCCTTCCATCCCCTTTCGGTTTCCTGCCAATGAGAAATCTTGGCAAGGACTTCCAAAAGTGATGAGGTTGATGTTGGGGAGGTCTGCTCCTCGAACATTGGTAACTGAACCGACATAGGTAGAGGTTGGGAATTGATGTTTGTAAACTGCGATTGCGTGTTTGTCTATCTCCGAGAAGTAGGATGTTATTTCATATCCTGCTCTCTCAAAGCCTAAATGGAATCCACCTATCCCACTAAACAAATCAAGGTGGTTGATCTTCATTTTTTGAATGTTGCTTCGTACCATTCTTCAAAAGGCACACGAAGCAAGGCATCGTGGTAGGCAAAGCGCAAGTGTAGCTGCTCAATGGTCTCTATGTCTTTGAGGATTGATTCGGATATGTCTGCCGACTTCAGTTGTCGGAGCAGTTGGGAGATGGTTTCGTATTTCATTTGATTGGTTTTAATTATTCTTCTGATGCGACTTGAGTTGCCCAATTCATCCACTTAATGTAGATGTCATTGGCAAGGTTTGGTATATCCCTGTAAATGGATGTGGTAGGGTATGCGGTGGTGTTGGTATATCCATCCTCGTTGTATGACTCCTCTATGTATGTGATTTGCATCTCGTACTCGTAGAAGTCAGCAACGTGGGCAAAGCCGAGCCACTTGGCAAGAATCTCATCGGAGTTCTTGTCATCGGGGTTGTAGTCCTCAAGGGCATCCCAGTAAGACTGTGGTAGTAGGTCGGCATCTTCAAGCCAAAACTTTAGGTCGTTGTATGTGAATATCATATCCCAAGAAGTTGAAGAGTCCATAGGTATGCCCAAAACGTCAGCGCAAGAGCGCAGAAGTAAGTGATGTTTTTAAGTAGTAGTTTCATTCTGATTGGTATTAAATGTTCTCCAAATATAATACAACTTTTCGGATTATCAACACTCCAATAAAAAATAAATAAAAAAAAGAGGGCTACTTGCCCTCTCTATATTGTGTGTAGCAAACTGCTATTGCTTGGTCTTTGTCTGGGTACTCGCTTCCGATATCCTCCAAGCAGCGTTGGATATATTCGGATTGCTTTTCACCACTTTTAACTTGAGGTATTGGCATATATCTTTTTTGCTTTTGTTAGATTTAAGAAACCAACAACCTTATCTACCTTTTCTTTTCTTGCGAAGTCGGTTGTTGCGGGCATTTTTTTGGTCTGCCAATCTATTTCAACCGCAGACAAATTAAAAACATAGATGCCAACTGGGGTGGAGTTGATGTAGATTGGCGTTGTGCCAAACCTCGCAGCTCGTGTTATTAAATTATCATACTTCATTTTCTCAATAAGCAAATCATCGTAGTGCGTTCTTCGGCATTTTAACTCTATGTCATATTGATACTTTGCAGAATAACAATCCCAATGCGACATAGGCTCATCGCTCATCTCTAAATCTGGTATGTGAT